TATGCCCGCCTGTGACAGCACTCTCACTATTTCTATTGCCTTGTCGGTGGCATCCTTGTCAAGCGCAACAATCACTCTGCTGTAATTACGCAACGCATCTATGTGATCTTGCAGTAAGTTTGTGCCCAGCAGAGCAACACCTGTTGCCACGTTAGAACAACTACATGCACTCGCACAATCTTCCACAACAATCGCGGTGCTGTAATCACCACAGATAAATGGCTGCTTACTGCGAGAGTATCTGTACCACTTTGGGCCGACACCGTTTATCAATCGACCCACAGCATCCACGACTACTCCCCGTTTCTTCACAAGAAACACGGCACGATCTTTCTTAATGTCGTATCGTATGTCAGCACGATTGGCTAAGTACGCATCGTAGCAGCCTACCTTTCGCAGATACAACTCTGCGTCTACACTACGGGATAGCTGCACAAACGTGTGCGGTATTTCAAATACACTATCAGTCGTTTCGGGTACAGGCTTGGACTGCCTCTTCTTGAAGACATTGGCCGCGTAATCTTTATCTAGCGTGACACCTGTTCGACCTTTGACATTACAGTCAGCGTGGAAACAATACCACAACCGCTGCGTACCATCATCAGTGACACTGAATGTATTCTTGGCCCCACACACCGGACAGTCGTATCGTGCAGTGGTTAGGGCGGGGATTGGTAAGGACTCTACATGTCCTGCCAACCACGGGGGCGTCTCTTGCATCTGTAATCTCCTATCGTCAAAGACTTGGCAGGACAGTAATCGACACAGGAAACCCTGTCAATGGTAAATTTGTGCTTGACGACGGTTGACAAATCCGCTACCCCATTAAGAGAGTAACCTATAGGGGAAACCCAATTATGAAAAAGATTAATAAAATCAACCCTATAGCTAAACAGTTAAGAAGATTTGGTAAACAGATTGTCCCCGATAAACGTAGGGATAAAGAAGACAAAAGACTGACAAAGGAAACACGCAATGCCAAGACCCAACAAGATTCTTGAGCCTACGAAAACTTACAATTTACTGATGAAGCAAGATCAGTATGATAGACTAAGCAAACACGCAGAAGACATGCAGAAGGTTAGCATTGAACAAGTGGCAGTCGCTGACCTAATCCGTGACGCCATTGATGTTTACATCGAAGTGTTAGATGAGGAACGAGATGAAGATTAAGGTATTTAAGTATAAGGGTGAAGACCTACTGCCGTACGTCAAGTCTGAAGATGGAAGACATGAAGTTATCGCTGCAGTGTCTTCTGTTCGCATTGGCGAAACCGAACGAGAATTGGTTAAATCAAAACACTGTGTAGACTATCCACGTTGGGTTGCACTGTATGTTGGCCGAACCGAAAAAGAATGCGTAAGGTGGCTTGACAAACACAAAACACTGGTGTTAAAACTATGTATACCCTACGAAGTCTTTTAATGTCCTTTTGGGCTTTGTAGGGTACACTCCTCAGTTGTTGCCAAACTGGAAAGGGGGCTGGTCTTTTGACTGGCCCTCTTTTTTTTGTGTTGACGTACTGTTTTGATACCTGTATGGGTAAGTAATCGAAACGCCAACGCACAGGAGATTGGCACATGGAAATTTCAAATAATCAGCGGTCTGACTTGCTCCGCGTACACGGCAAACTGCGTAACGTCATCAATTATGTAGATGATTGCAGAGACATCAACGTGTCTCATTTGCGTGATATCGAAGAGGCTATCTGTGTTCTTCAACAAGTAGGAAGCTTCAAACCAAAGAAGAAACACGACGGCAGCAGCTTGTGGTGGACCGACTGGGTGTATGCAGAAGAATCGGAGCCGGAAGATGACTGAGAACCACGTCGAAGCCTGCAAGTGCTGGGACTGTGGTGGTTGGGGGAAGGTTGAGTATGAGGAGCCTCAACCCGATCCCATGATGGGCGGTGAACTTGTCGGCAAGATAGGTCATTGTCATCTCTGTCATGGCGACGGAGAACTCTATCGCGCCAAGCTAACACAGACAACAGTGGTACGCGCATTCTTGACACAGGCAAAACACGCACTAGAAGACATCGAACTCATTGACTGCGGCCTCGACTTGGCATATGGCAGGATTAACGATGTGATCGGTGACGTTGAAAACTACGAACGAAAGGTAGGGACACGAGATGGGTAAGGTGAACGACTGGATGATCGAAATGGAAGAAGACGCCTCGTACATGACGCGCCAAGAATTCATGGACAAACACGGTGAGACTGTGGCCGAAGTGTACGACGAACTGCAACTCAAGTGGCAACAGGACCACGCTGAACCGGGGGAGCCGGACGATGTGGGTTGAGCCAAAGGATGATCACCGCTTAGTTAGTGTCGCTGACAAATTGGCGGCACTACGAAAGCTAATCGATGACATGGACTGGTCTGACAGACCAGTGCCAAATGCTACATGCAACGAAGCCAAACGGCTGACAAATATGCTACACAAGGGGGAACTGTGGCTACCAAAATTTTGACACCACGCCAAATCAAACACGCCAAACGCACGACACTAGGTAATGATTACAAGTGCGATAACTGCGGCCAGCCAGCCATGACGCAGAAAGGGGACCGGCAGCGCTGCCCGACGTGTTGGCTGCGGGAAAAAGGAAAGCAAATAAAACCGCTTGACCGGGGCGGATATTATCCCTAAGTTTCCCATATCGTTTTTAACGAAAGGACATGACGACATGAAAAAGCGAATACACGTCAATCAGCATGCGGTCCGGGGCAATGCTGTTAACGGTACAAATCTCCCGGCAATCAGTGTAAAAACATATAAAGAGAATATAACCGCGCATCGTGTAGAGATACACGGCGCGTCTAGTGTGGTATATTCTCCGGATAAACCATTGTCTTGTGGTGCCCGCGTATGGATTGAAACTGACGAATCCGTGACACTGCACGGCTTAGATAAAGAGAAGTATTCCCTCAGCCGGGACCGGATGGTGATATCATGAAACGCGCAACGATGATTGATCATGAAAGAATGGTCCATAATATCATGGCCTGTTACCGCTCTGCTGATGACCTACAGGTTGCGGAAGGCTTGTTGTGGTATTCAGACGCACAGAAAGCAGCGCACAATATCGCGGCCAAGTATGGCATCGCGGTCTATATTGTGGTGGCTGTTATCTCTGCCCTATCACCTAACAACAAATGGTCACGCAATTTGACAAACGCCGACGCTTTGATCGGTGCTTTCCTGCGGGGCGACGGGATCGACGCTGTAAAGGTTTCCACCTATCACGCTATGAAAAAGAAGGCTTGGGACATCTTGGCAGCGCGTCCGGACTATGACGGGGCAAAACGTATGCTGAAGGGGCAAAAGATAACGTCCTTTTTCTGTGACATCATGGGCGAATTTAACGTGACCATCGACGGCCACGCCCGCAATATTGCCTATAATGAAAAGGTGGGCTTGACCGATGATCGTACTAATATCGGCGTCCGTGAATATCGCGGTCTGCAGGCTGCATACGAAGAAGCCGCCCAGCGTTTGGGCCTTATGCCTTATCAGATACAGGCAATCACTTGGCGCGTCTGGCGGGATCGGTGGGGGATCACTTGACAAACTGGCGACACTAAATGACAAACCGGTAACACTATAAAATCCGGTATTGTTTGGAACTGTGCTGGTCTGTTCAGTGGTGGGGGCCACGGGATCGGGCGCGGTGGATCGGCAGCGAGTCGTGGGGCTAGTCGATCATCAACGAATCAAACAAAATGTTTTGCAATGTGCAAATCTTGTGCCATGATTCAATCAGTCGCCGCAGCAGCGGAGACGGCAAGCAATGGAAAAGGACATATTATCATGCTTGATTTAGTAGAGAACAACGCGGCAGCGCGTATGCAAATGCAGGACGGGGACATATATACAGCACGGCACAATGACCCGGCGGACGTTTCCCTTTATGATCAGTACGCCGCCATAAACAGGGTGCCGCTTGACGCTTTGTTGCCGCGCAAATTACATGCTGACTATTTAGAGCCGGGGCAGACAATAGAAGAGCCGGTGCGGCTTGATAACTATTCCGCATTGATGAATACAGTGACCGGGGCGTTACTGGATACCGCGCCCATCGGCAAGCATTATGCCCTAGTGCCGCATGCGCCAGTGTTTGCGGAACAGGCCCGCCAGCTAGAAGCCAGTGACATGCCGACGGGTAATGTCGAAGTGTTGGACCGGGTTTTCGGGCATGGCAAGCGCGTTCATCGGACTATTGTTTTTCACGATCTGCAACACGCCGTCACTAATCGGGCAGGGATTGAAGACAATGTACGGTGCCGCATGGATATTTTTAACTCCGTAGACAAGTCATGGGCGTTTCAGATATTCAGCGGGGCATATCGTGATTTATGCCAAAATACTTTGGTATTCGGGGGCGAGAAAGCATATCACCAGCGGAAGATTCACAAGGGGGATATATCGCCCGCCGCTATGATTGCCAAGGCTACCACCGGCCTTGAACACTGGACAGAAAACAGTGAGCAGATGAAACTGTGGCAGTCAGTAGGGCTGACCGATAAGCAGTTTTCCGACATCTTAAAGGAAACCATCTGCCACAAGAAAACAAAGGCGGCTGATGTAGAGGCCACGCTTGCCATCAATGAGCGCCGCTTAAACTGGTTGCTTGAACGGTTCGGGGAAGAGAAGGCAGAACTAGGGTCTACTCTTTGGGGCGCTTACAATGCTTTGACCCACTATGCAACGCATCTGCCAATGAGCCGGGACAGCAACACCAACCGGGAACTAGTCGCCAGCCGCCGCAATAATGAAGTGCGGACGGTTATTGATTCGCCCGGCTGGCAATACTTGGAAGGGGTCGCTGCATAAATGGAAGAACTAGAAGGTGCCTACCTCTTTTATAAATGCCTTGTGATTGTTGCAATCATCTTGGCGCTAATTGTCATCTTGTAAGAAAGGACACAAGATCATGAACTACCCTACTCACTTAATCGCGGCTTTTAAGAAGCTTACTGATGATTTTGAAACCGCAATTAGGGCAGACGAGCAGAAGCGCTTGATTGCCAGTTTTAAGGCAGGCTATCCGGCCACGGGCAGCAATACCGATATGCACGGCCAGCCGCTGCAGGAATTGCGCCTGCAGCCGTCCGGTCCCTTGCCCCGTTCACTGGCCCGGATGTTGCACGTGTTGCAGGTTCGGACCTATCCGGTCACGCTGCACACGCTTGCCAAGGAATGCAGGACGACGCCCAGCGCAGCCAGTAAGCGCTTGTCTGATTTACGGGCACGGGGCTATGTGATCCGGAAGAGCAGGACGCCCGGTCATAAGATCGTCAATTATTCGCTTGCTGCAAATCAGTAAAGTGTGATTATAATGCGGGGCGGGTCGTTGTTGGCCCGCCTCGTAACTTGCAAGAGGATATGCAATCAATGGAACTGAACATTTTCGCAAAAGCAAAAAACGTCTCCACCGCTCACAAAGGCAAAGCAGAAGTAACTCTGCACACAACCATCCACAATGATTTTAAAACAGTGAAGCTGACCGGTTCGGATCAGTACGGCAACCCGATTAAGGTGGTTGTCTTTATGGATGTTAAGCAGCCGCTGAAGAAGCTTAAAACATATGCTTTCAACCACAAGGAATAATCTAGTTACCCTGCCGGTGAGGGGCTAATATCCCGGCATCTCTCCTCTGTAACCTTGCCCCGTCATTAGTTTGGCGGGGTCTTTTTTTGTCTAGGCTTTGAATAACCAACAAGCCACTGGGGGGATTGAATAATGGCCGGGGGGGATTGTCTGCAAATCCTGTCCCAACTTCCCAGCAAAATTTTTAAACCATACGCCAAACGGGTTTACACGCGCATATCACGGGCGCGTCACGGGGCAATTTGTCGGGGGTCCGGTGTGTGTGTGGTGGGTTCTGGCAAGCTTTGTCCTTGCCGATGTCACAAAGCAAAACCAAAACTCTATATTTTCTGCGGGTGCGGGCGCGCGAAGGGCCACCGGGGGGTGGTAGGTATGGGGCTAGCAACACCGACAGCAATTTATGGATTTGGGAGTTACCGATATGGGCCAAAACAGTGCCCTACACACGTACCAAAACAGTGCGTATATATATCCCGGCGGGTAGTACCCTTATTCTATATGTGGATTCACGAAATGTCAAGCCCGAAAATTTTTTTGCTTGACAATTATTTGACACATACACATAATATGGGTGTAGGTTCGCTCACAAACTAGCGCATCTCGCCACCTTCACTGTTTTTCACACGGGACTGACGGCTTTCGGTGGGTCATAGCCTACACCTATACTGATTTGGTAAGTAAAATGAACCTTCTTCCACAACAAAAGAAGAAAGAACGGGAACTTACGCCACAACAGGCGCAGTTTCTTGACATTCTCTTTGAAAATGGCGGCAATGTAACCGCTGCAGCCGTAGATGCGGGCTACTCCCGTGGCTCTGCGGGCTGGTTACGCAAGAACTTAGCCGAAGAGATAGTCGAACGTACACGAGACGTACTGTCTGTAAACGCCATGAAGGCTGCTACACGACTAATCAGTACGATTGACAACCCTATGCCCGAACGAGGTGATGATCTGCGCTTGAAAGCAGCGGAATCGCTCCTAAATAGGGTCGGAGTCAAAGCACCGGAAGAAGTAAACCACAATGTAACCGCTATACACGGCGTGGTACTGCTTCCCCCGAAGAATGAAGTAGTCATAGATGGATAATCAACCCGCGTGGCTGCGTCGTGCTATGAATCCCAACACTCCGATTACGGATGGGAACGAAACAGTACGCACCATCGACTTTGAGATAGATGGTGTGCTGTATATCGCACCTACTCTGCGTATGGGTAAGGACGGCTTGAAGCGTCTCACTCGTAAAGAAGCAGAGGATGAAGCCATTCGTCGTGGAGATGCCATGCGCGTTCCGGACGGCATGACAGGCACGGAGTTTTCTAACTTTGTCAGTAACACAATAGATGATGCAAGGAAGCACCGTGGAAGACAAGCAGGATCAAGCGCCGAAAAAGCGCGGTAGACCTAAAAAAGACGCGAATGCGCCAAAAGCCACATATCACTTGTCTACGAAGGAACGTGCGAGACGTGCAACGCAGAAGCGTCTCACTGCTGCCAAG